TGCGGAAATTTTCAACCATTTGTAATTCATGAAACGCGAAAAAAGGCCCCGAAAATGGCGAGAGGCGCGAGCTTGAGGTTCCAGACCTTGGACGAGGGCTTGGCTCTGCCGGGAGGAGGCAGACCTCCAGCTCCATTGGATCTAGATGCCGAGGAGAGGAGGGTTTGGGCCATGGCCGTGGCTGCGATGCCTGCCGGCTGGTTTGGAGGAGCAGCGCAGCCAATATTGCGTCAGTATTGTTGTTATGTTGCCAGGAAGGATCACATCGAGCGACTCATCAAGGAGGCTTGGAAGGCTCCAGAAGACCTAAAGCGTCTGAGGGTCTTGACCGAGATGGCCAGGAAGGAGGGGCAGGCGGCGTGTATAGCGGCCAGGGCGCTGCGGATAACCCCGCAGGCTGGTTTACACATGGGCCACGCGCACAAGGCAGTGAGCCAAGCTCCGAAGCTAGAGAGGCCGTGGGATGCCAAGGAAGCCGAAGCCTCTGCCGCCAACTAGAGGCCAACTAGCGATCCGCTGGATCGAGAAGAACTGCCGTGTTCCGGAGGGAGCCGGCGTTGGCGACCCTGTGAGGCTCGAGGACTGGCAGCGAAACTGGCTCATTGACATCTATGACAACCCTGCGGGACCAACGCGGCGAGCCTTCCTCTCGGTGGGCCGCAAGAACGGCAAGACTACCCTGGCGGCATGCCTGGTGCTGCTTCACCTCTGTGGCTGGGAGGCCGAGGGCAAGCCGAACTCAAACATATACTCCACGGCGCAGAGCAGAGATCAGGCGGCGCTGGTGTTCAATTTGTGCGCCAAGATGATTAGGATGCGGCCGAACATGATGGAGACGGTTGCGATCCACGAGGCTTCAAAGACCCTGGTGTGCAGGGAGCTCGGCACGCGCTATAGAGCGCTGAGCGCAGAGGTCAGTACCGCCTTCGGCCTGAACCCATCTCTCATAATCCACGACGAGCTGGGCCAGGTGCGCGGCCCCCGCTCTACCCTCTACGAGGCGCTCGAGACGGCGACGGGAGCTCAGGAAGAGCCCCTGAGCATCATCATCTCCACCCAGGCGCCGACCGACGCGGACCTCCTGAGCATCCTGCTCGACGACGCGCTGGCTGGGCACGACCCCTCTGTGGTGGTGAGGTTGTTCACGGCGCCGATGGACGCCGACCCGTTCGCGGACGACACGATAAGGCAGGCCAACCCAGCCTTCGCGAAGTTCCTCTCCGCGAAGGAGGTGAAGGCGATGGCGCAGGACGCGAGTCGCATGCCGGCGCGCGAGGCGGAGTACCGCAACCTGATCCTGAACCAGCGGGTAGAGGTGTCCAACCCTTTTATTGCGCCAGGGGCGTGGTCGGCCTGCGGTGGGGAAGTTGGGAGCTTCGACAATCTTGAGGTGTTCGCCGGCCTGGACCTCAGCGAGGTGAGGGACCTCACCGCCCTGGTGCTGATCGCCAAGCGCCCTGATGGCAAGTGGCATGTGCGGCCGACCTTCTGGCTCCCCGCGGACGGCCTGCGCGAGAAGTCCAAGCAGGACAGGACACCCTACGACGTGTGGGCAGAGGACGGCTACCTCGTGCCGACTCCCGGCAAGGTGGTCTCCTACGAGATGGTGGCGGAGCACATCCGAGACCTCTTCGTCTCCCACAAGATCAAGAAGATCGGATTCGACCGGTGGAACATGCGCCACCTCACGCCGTGGCTCACCAAGGCCGGCATGAGTGACTCCTTCATCAAGGACAAGTTCGTGGAGTTCGGCCAGGGCTGGGCCAGCATGTCTCCGGCGCTGCGCACCCTCGAGCAGATACTCGTCGAGGGCAAGATGGCCCACGGGAACCACCCCGTGCTGAGCATGTGTGTCTCCAACACCATCGTGGTGAGGGACGACGCGGGCAACCGCAAGCCATCTAAGAAGCGCAGTGTCGGCAAGATCGATGGCCTGGTGGCGCTGGCCATGGCGGTGGGCGTGGCTCCCCTGTCGAAGCCGAAGATCGACGTAGAGGCGCTGATAGCATGATGCCGGCGTGGGCGCGATATGTGGTCATAGTCGTTATCGCGCTGATCATCTTCATCGCGATCTACCTGCTCTGGCCAACCTAGGGAGCATCCCAAATGACCCTCGGCCTGTGCTACTGGATCTTGATGCTTATCTGGCTCGTGTGGGGCCTGGCGATTCATTTCAACGCGGTCGGCGGCTATGGATTGATCGGCAACAGCATCTTGCTGTTCATTCTGTTTTTGCTGCTCGGCTGGCAGGTGTTCGGCCCTCCGCTCCATAGGTGACTGCCATGAACCCTCGCTTCTCCCCAGACATCATAGCTGAGCTTGAGCGCGACTTTCCCAGGTCCATCGTGAGGGCCGTCGTGGCGCACGGCCGCGCGAGAGCTAGAAAGGGCATGAGCGCGGCGGACCACGCGGCGAGAGCGTGGCCCAACGACCACGATGTCCAGCTGGTTCTGCGTGCTGCCACCTCTCCGCTGGACCCCACCTCTGCCTCTGCGGTGACCCAGATCGGCTACGCCATCCTGCCCCTGTTGGTGCCGTTCTCTTGCGCGGCCCAGCTGTTTGATCAGTGCCTCAAGGTGGCGTTCGGCGAGTATGGCAGCATCACCGTTCCAGGGATGGCCGGCCTAAAGAGCCAGTTCACGGCGACTGGACTTCCCAAGCCCGTGGGCCAGGGGACCTCCTCCGCGGCTACATTGACGCCGTTCAAGATAGCTGGCATCGCCGTTCTATCCAGTGAGCTCTACGAGCAGGACAACGCGGAGGCGATTACTCGCGCGGCGCTGGGAGAGAGCGCCGGGCCCACGCTGGACACGATGGTGTTCTCCGCCGCGGTTCCGCTCACGAGCCACCCTCCCGGCCTGCTCAACGGCATTGCGGCGCTCACGCCGACCGCGGCCGGCGGCTCTAAGCTCGACACCATCCTCGGTGACTTTCAGTTGCTAATGGGCGCGGTGGGGCCGGTCGCTGGAAATAGTGAGGTGTTCTTCGTTGCGAACCCTGGTCAGAGACTCGCTGTTGAGTTCAACGTCTACCGAGATAAGCCGATCGTCCTCTCCTCAGCCGCCGTGCCGATGAAGACTGTGATCGCCGTGGCCCAGAACGCGCTCGTGTCTGCCGTCTCTCCCCCTGCCTTTGAGACCTCTGCCCAGGCGACGGTCCACATGGACGACGCGGCTCAGCCGCTGCTCGCCGCGAATACTCGCTCGCTGTGGCAGACCAGTAGCGTGGGCGTGAAGATGAACTACGACGTGTCGTGGGCGCTGCGCTCTCCCCAGGGCGTGGCCTGGTTGCAGAATGTCAATTGGTGAGACCCCTCCTTGTATCTCGACCGCGCGCTACTTCCTCTCAAGTAGCATTTCAGAATGGCGCGTTTCAGCAAAACGGGTTTCAATTAGTCCAGCCCGCCGTACCGCTGACGGTCAATAACTACTCTCTTCCGTGGCCAGACTTCGCGACGCCGGCGGTGCAGGTCCTCGTTGAGCTCGCCGGTCAAGTGTATGCTCTCGCCTCGCCTGGATTTGACGCACCGACCATCACGGAGTTGCTCAGGTTCACTGCCGATGCCTATTTTGTTGGCTCGCCGGACTTCGCCGCTCCATTAATTCAGGTATCTCAGTCGAACTATTCTCTGCTGGTGATGAATTATGCAGTTGGTCCACCGACCTTTGCAAACCCGCCTCTTTGGGGTGAAGACATGACACAAATCACGCCAGACAGTGGCCTTGGTGGCTTGATCGTAGTCAGTTACGACGTGACTGGTTTGGCTACAGTTCACATAGAGGGCTGGCCGCTCGTTGGTTGGGACATTGACCCGACCAATCCAGTCAACCCGGTGCCCATCACCATTGGCAATCCGCTCGTGGCGCCGCCGAACACCGGTTCGATCATCTCTCCGGGCTGGGCCCACTACCTGGATGACTGGAGTGTGTACGTTCCCACGCCTCCGTCTGGGTGGCGCGGCTCGCTCGCCCAATTCTGTACATGGCTGGCAACCAATAGCGGTGCTAACCGCCTCGTTACTGGATGGTTCACGCAGCCGAACATGGCGAATGCGTTCACCAGGTGGGCGCGAGAGAATCCAGAGTTCGCTGGATAAGGAGACCATCATGCCGATCAAGCCGCACTCGGGGGAGAGCCAAGACGTC